TGCATGACCACCTCCGAAGGCTGGGCTGTACCCCTAACAGCTGACGCTGACGGCCCGCTAGAGAACTGGGGAGAAAAGTACTAATGGCAATGAAATACGCAGTTATAGCAGTAGACCCCGGCAAGGCAACTGGAGTTGCTTTTTTGCTATGGAGCGGGGAGCCCTATGACCCACCAGTCATCGAGCTGACTCAAGAAGTAGATGACGCTGCTTTTTCGGGAGTGATTGAGGGGGCATTTCTTGCTGCTGGTATGGAGGCAGAAAATACTTTGGTAGCGTGCGAACGATTCGTTATTAACCAAGCTACGGTCAGAAACGCTCAAGCACCTTGGTCACTGGAGCAAATAGGCGTACTAAAGCATCTTTGTCGAGTCAGCAGATTTGCTCCTCCTCCAGAGGAGATTGTGTTTCAGGCCCCAGTTGATGCAAAAAATATGTTCCCCAACCCGGCACTAAAAAAGCTTGACCTTTGGCATAAAGGTGGCGACGGACACGCATTAGACGCTTTGCGACACGCCCTACTGTTATTAGCCAAAAAAGGTTGGGTTCCTAGTAAATTACTGGAAGAGTAAAAGTCACTAACAGAAATTTTAATATTTACAGGTTAGTTGTGATACACTATACGCAGAGACAAAAGAGGTTTAAATGACAGTCAAGGCAGAAGTCAACGACACTTCTACGCACATTAATATTTATGCGGAATGGCGATTCAAAGAGATATGCCAAAAGATTCCGGGTTCCTCTTGGTCACGTAAAGACCAAGTGTGGACAGTGCCCCTCAGCTGGTCTAGCTGCTTAGCCTTGCGCTCTTCTTTTCAGGAAAAGCTAGAAATTGGTCCAGAGCTAGCAAACTGGGCCACTAACGAGTTAAAAACTCGCATTGAGCCTTCCTTGGCCCTAAGAGAGCTTGAAGATTACGAAGGCGACGAGGACCTCTTCCCCCACCAGCGTGCTGGTGTTGCGTACCTCGCAACAGCCAAGCGTGCTTTGCTTGCAGATGAGCCCGGTCTGGGCAAGACTGCTCAAGCAATCCGTGCACTAAAAAAGCTTAACGACGAGGGCAAAGATGTATTCCCCGCACTTATTGTTTGCCCAAACACACTGAAAAAGAACTGGGCGAGGGAGTTTAGTCGCTGGTGGCCAGAGGTGACTACGCAGGTTATTAAGGGAACCGCAAGCCAGCGCAAGAAACAGTTTGCTATCGCTGAGGAAAGCAACCTAGACGTGATTATTATTAACTGGGAATCTTTAAGAGGTCACTCAAGGCTTGCTCCTTACGGCTCTGTAGCTCTTACCCGATGCTCTGAATGTGGTGGTCTAGACGAAAGTGTCAGCCTTACTAGGTGTGAGGTTCACAATCGCGAGTTAAATGAGTTTGAGTTTAATTCTGTAGTTGCGGATGAAATTCACCGCTCCAAAGACCCCAAGTCAAAACAGACTCGAGCGCTGTGGTCTGCTACCGGAAAAGCCGATTACAGATTTGCAATGACGGGTACGCCAATTGCAAACGATGTTGTCGACCTCTGGCCTATTTTGCACTGGCTTTCTCCGCAGGACTGGCCCAGTAAAACAAAGTGGATTGACCGCATGATTGACTCTATGACCAACATGTGGGGCGCACTAATCGTAACTGGTGTAAAGCCACATATGCAGGACGAGTTCTACAAGACGCTTAATCCGCACATGCGCAGGATGCTCAAGGCGAAAGCCCTGCCTCACCTGCCAAAGCAGGTGTTTGAGAGGCGAGACATTGAAATGTCTACCAAGCAGGCGAAAGCGTATAAGCAGATGCGCGACCACATGATTTCCGAGCTTGAGGTAGGCGGTGCTTTGACTGCGCCTAGTGTTTTGACTCAGACGACTCGGCTCAACCAGTTTGCCAACTCGTATGCCGAGATTACGGTTGACCCAAACACAGGGGAAGAAAAGGTAACCTTAGCTGAGCCATCTTGCAAGGTCGACTCTTTGATGGCGGACATCAAGGCCAAAGATTTTGGTGACGACTCCGTGGCCGTTTGTGCAGTTTCTCGACAGCTCATTGAGCTTTTGAGTGCTGCAATGACAAAAGCAGAGATTCCTCACGGGCTAATTACTGGTGCTCAAGACGAGGACGAGCGTCAGCAAGCCGTGGACGATTTCCAGAGCGGTCGCACAAAGTGGGTGCTGTTTACGGCTCAGGCTGGCGGTGTGGGTATTACTCTTACAGCAGCCCGTCGTTTGATTATGCTTCAACGTCCGTGGTCCCTTGTAGATTACAAGCAGGCGCTTGACCGCACGCACCGAATTGGCTCCGAGGTCCACGACTCGATTATCGTTACGGACTACGTCACAGAGGACTCGATTGAGGACAGAGTGATTCAAGTGCTTGAGAGCAAGGCAGAAAATTTTGAAGAAGTGGTTCGCGACAAGGAGCAACTTGTCCAGCTTCTCAAGGAAGATAAGGCAGGTAAATAATGGCGGAACCAATCAGGATTTCTAACTCTGAAATCCAAACGTTCAAGGATTGCCGAAGAAAATGGTGGTTTACTTACTACCGCAGGCTGCAGCCTAAGGAGAAAAAGTACACGGGTGCTCTTGCCTTGGGCTCGCGGGTGCACGAAGCATTGGACCAGTACTATGCGACTGGCAAGCCTTTGCTGCAAGCATATGCCGACCTAGTTGAAGAAGAAAAAGCAATCCTCCTTGCAGACTTCTTTGACGTCGCAGAGCTAGAAAAGGAGGGCGAGCTTGGGCACATTATGCTTGAGGGGTATCTTCAGTGGGTCGAGGAAAATGGCATTGACGCAGAGCTTGACATTATCTCCACCGAGGAAACAATCTCTATGCCTATGTTTAACGGTGACGTAGAGCTGCAGGGAAAGTTGGACATGAGAGTTCGCCGTAAAGGTGACGGTGTTCGAATGTTCCGCGACTTTAAAACTGTAGGTGGCTCGCTAAGCGATTTTGCAAACCTTGCGCCTATGAATGAACAGATTTTGACGTACATGCTCCTAGAGCACAATCAAAACAAAGAAGGTGAGCGCTCTGAGGGTGGCCTATTCACTATGTTGAAAAAGGTTCGCCGCTCCGCATCTGCTCGTCCACCTTTCTATGACCAGATTGAGGTACGCCACAACGTCTTCACCTTGAGGTCCTTCTGGGACCGAATCCATGGAACAGTAGCGGACATGATGCGTGCCCGCACAGCCTTGGACGAGGGGGAGAACCCAGCATTCCACGTGTATCCACGACCCAGTCGTGACTGCAAGTGGAAGTGTCAATTCTTCACTGTATGTGGCTTGGTCGACGATGGAAGCTTCGCCGAGCAAGCAATTGAAGAAATGTACGAAGTAGCAGACCCGTATGCATACTACGGTGACGATAAAAAAGGAAGTGAGTGACGCATGAGTGAAGTCCAACGGTCTCTGACCGTAATGGTCTACGGTGAGTCAAAGGTGGGTAAGTCCTCCTTTGCCGTAACCGCTCCTTATCCGCGTCTCATGCTTGACGTTGAGGGTGGACACCGCTTTCTGCCCATCGTCGCCAAGTACTGGGACCCGATGACGGAGGAGCCACCTGTCGCAGACGGAACATGGGACACAATTGTTGTTCAAGTTCGTGACTACGATGTGGTGCTTAAGACATACCAGTGGTTGCAGATGGGTAACCATCATTTCAAGAGCTTGATTATTGACTCCATTTCGGAGCTACAGGTCAAGTGTATTGACAACATCGCAGGCAATGAGCAGATGAAGATGCAGCAGTGGGGCGAATTGCTTCGCCACATGGGCGGTCTTCTTCGCGACTTGCGTGACCTGACGATGCACGCGACCAACCCACTCGAGGCAGTTGTCTTAACGGCAATGTCTCAGATTACCCAAGACGGACGCCACCGTCCGTTCTTGCAGGGGCAGCTCAAGATTATGGCACCGTATTTTTACGATATCCTCGGTGCCCTAGCTCTTGAAGAGTTCCCCAACGAAGACCCGCTAGGAGCTCCACACAGGGTTCGTCGAATGTATGTCGAACGGACTAAGGACTACGAAGCAGGAGAGCGCGTTCAAGGCAGGCTTGGCGCGGTCGTTGAGCAGCAGAACCTCAGCATTGAGACTATGCTCGACACTATTTTCGGACCAAGACAGGCCGAAAAAACGACAAAAACTAGTAAGAAAGAGGTATCAGCATGAGTACCCTGAATTGGAATGAACTAATCAAAGAAGCTGGCGATGCAGGTCAGACTTCTATGGAACCGTTGCCCGAGGGCGACTACGAGCTCAAGATTCTTGAGGCAGAAGACAAGCAGAGTCAGTCTGGAAAGACGATGTTTGCTATCAAGTGTCAGGTTCAGGGTGGAGCACACGCTAACCGCCTTGTTTGGGACAACCTTGTTGTCACACCTGACAACCCAACCGCTCTCGGAATTTTCTTCCGCAAGATGAGTGCCTTGGGCTTGACTCAGGACAACTTCTGGAGCCGTGAGCCTGACAATCAGCAGATTGTTCAGTCCCTTATCGGTCGTCAGTTCCGTGGAGCTATTGGTCAGCGTACATACAATGGCCAGAAGCGAAATGAAGTAAAGAACTACTTCCCATCAAGCGGTGCAGCTCCTGCTGCCGCTGCGCCGGCTCAAGCGGCTCCTGCAGCTCCTGCTGCCGCTGCACCAGCTCCGGCTCCGGCTCCAGCACCTGCACCCGCTCCCGCTCCGGGAGCAGCCAGTGCAGAGCAGGCTCCGGACGCTCCGTTCTAAAGAACCCGAGGGGGTGCTGCTCGCTTGAGTGGCACCCCTTCTTTTAGGATTATTATGAAGATTCTTATTACAGGTAGCACCGCTCAGCAGGCCTCTCAAAGGGCTGCTAGCAGAGTCCCAACTTTTGCCTCAATGATGGCTGAGGCCTTAACGCGAAATGGCGATGAAGTCGACTTTGTCGAGCCATCTTTTAAATACACTAAACAGTTTTTGTCTGTCTACGACCTTGTCCTTGTCGGCATAGCTCCTCCCACTAGCGTGGCCGCTAACAAGGTCTATCCGGCATTCGCTATGGCCAACAGAGCTAAAGAACTAAATAATCTTGCGTTGTTTATTGACGCCCCCGAACCTTTCAAGATAGCCGCCTCGGTAAAATCCTGCTTTACGGGTAAATCAAGTCTGTTAAAAGATTTTTACTCGAAGAGAAAAGAATTT